TCGAACGGGGCTGAACCTCCTGATTTTGATAGCAGAGTTAACGAGAAAAAATTGCTACCGATTAAACCAGCCGATAGCAGAATCGTTAGATATGGAAATTCAGAACGGGAGGACATTACCTGTTGCCTTTGGTAATGGTGGGTTAATGCTGTGTTGAATGTTCTTAATTACTTGACCTTGAATCGTGGAAAGCATATTGTTTACAAACTTTGTTCGTTGTGAGAAAACAAAAGCCCCGCCACCAATGAGGCCAATTAAGACCCCAGTATTAACAAGCGTTAAAATCCTAATCATTTACTATCCCTGCTTCTTCATCAATAGACGCTAAAAGTTCCTGATTAATTGCAACTATCCTTTCACTCTTAGGTTTTAACTGTTCTTGAGCTTCCTTTTGAATTGCTTCTATTTGAGCATTAGCGTTAGTTTCAATTGCTTTTGCCTCGTCTAATAAAGCCTTTTTCTCGTTTGCTAGTTGGTTACGGTCAGTCATTGAATTGTATTAACTACGTCTCAGTATAGAGTCAACCCCCAATATGTCAAAGTAGCAATTTATTCGTTATCTGTTCGGCTTTTACTATGAGCCAGGTGTCTTTGTTTTATCGTCAATCAACTTAGCCTTCCACGCATCCTTTACGGCTGTGGTCCAAACAGCATTACAAACAGATTTTACTTCATCTGTAATAGCAGTTACCCCATCTGGCTCTTTATCTAAAGGATTATCTACTAAATTATCAGATGCGTCTAACGTACCAGGATCTAAAACAAAGCGTTCAAAAGATCTAGTCAGTTCATTCCCGTTTTTTTTTATCACCGTTGCTTTTCTAACTTGCACACTCTTGTACTGTGAATTAACGATTTCAATTTTGTCGTACTCAATAGACTCGGATAAACTCATTTTAGGAACGTCCTCCAGACGAAACAGGTTTTAATGATGCGTAGTTTTGAGACGTGCTAACGGTCTAAATTGTTTTAAGCTGCTGGGTAAGTAATGCTTACTATATAACTTGGTCCTGTTCCTGTATTACTAGTTAAAGTAACAGGTGCCCATGTTGCATTATCTTTAGTTCCCCATAACGCAATTTTTGAAGAACCACTCCAGATATGAGGAACAACATGTACAAAATCATTATCAAAATCTACATTACTTAGCATACATCCACCAGCTACTTGTGGTCCTGGACTTCCTCCTTTACATGCAAAAGGAATACCAACAATTCGTACTTCTCCAGTTCCAGTAGTACTTGTTTGATCTATATAAATATCTACATGAACTAAATTTCCTATTTTTGTATAATGACCTTCTATTGAAGAATAAGCAAACGTACCAGCACTTGTTGAACCTACAATACCAGGGTTGAATTGACCTTGTTCATAATCGTCGAACAGCTCATCAGGAGAAGTAGTTGCATCAGCAGTAGCACTAAAGTCAATACCGTGACCGCTTGCTACGACTAGGTTGCCGTCTATAACATGTACGTCACCAGCTTTTTTCAGTTCTAATCCTTTATTACCTTGATCTGTATATAAATACAAGGAATCATTGACGTTCCAATGTGCTATATAACTTTCATAGTTTGCAGTAGTATTTGCAGCACTGTCTCCAAAAACTATACCAGCAGTTGCACTTGAACCACTTGTGATAGAAACCATATTATCACTAGTATTATGGAAAAATGCATGTCTATTATTATGATGAGTAACTGGAGCAAGACCAACCCATAAGTCTCCATCAGAGTCAATCCGCATCCGTTCGGAATCATTCGTAGTAAAAGCTAGATCATTGTTTTGTGACCAAACTTGTGTGCTGTGATCAGATCCGCTACCTGTATTCTCAAGAATCAATCTACAGGCTGTTGAACCTGCATTTTTTACATGGAGCATTGTACTCCCAGAAGTATTAATACTTGATGTTCCAATACCAATTTTCCCCGTACTATTAATCCGCATCCGTTCGGCAATACTACCGCCACTAGATTGTGTACTGAATGCTAAATATGCATCATCTGTTGCCGATTGTCTTCTCGCTGATATGGAAGCTACTTGAGCATCTGAACTATTTTCAAAAAATATATGACCATAGGCATTATCGTTAGAAGCAGCATTTGTCCTCATCAAACTTAGACAGGCATCACCACTATCACCACTAACTTGCAATTTTTGACTTGGACTTGTAGTTCCAATACCAACCCGATTATTAGAAGCATTAACGTGAAGTGTATTTGTATCGACTGTTAGGTTTCCACTAATACCAAGTGAAGTAAGCGTTCCAAGAGAACTTAAAGAACTAGCCGTTACGCCACTAGCAAGAGTATTACCAGTTAAATCAGATGCAGCCAAGGCCGCCCATTCAAGAGTAGTACTTGTGCTTGCGTTCGCTTTTAATATTTGATTAGCCGCTGGCGCTACGCTTGGAAGTGTGAGAGTTATATCTGAACCAATTGTCGCGGGTGCTTTTAAAGCAATGAAATTAGAACTATCTGAATCAGCAAAGCGAACAAGTGATTGAGCATTAAGAGTTAAATTACCCGTGAGCGCTCCCCCTGTAGTAGCAAGGCGAGCATTAGCTGTAGTTTGTGCCGCGTCTGCTGCGTCTTTGCAGATTTTAATTGCAGCCGGGGTAGCCGCTTTAGTCGCCGATGTTGAAGTAGTCGCGCTTGATAACTGAACACATCCGGCCTGACTTACACTGGCCTGATCAATTTTTGATGCTGCAATTCCAGCGCTATCGTTGATGTCCAGATTGGTTATAGAACCTGCCACGTATGAAAACGCACCTGCTGAAGTAAGGGCTATATCTCCTGTAGGTGTTACCGCTGTTATTGTTCCTGTTCCTGATGCACCTACTAAAATCTGACCTGCTGAAACCGCCGCTAGTTTGGAAAGTGCGATGGCTGCATTTGCCGCGATATTCCCATTTGCAAGACTGGCATCAACCATTGTTGAGGTAACAGTATTTGTATCTGCGCTTGAAATAAGAGTTCCCGTAATATCTGGCAGCGTGAGGGTCTTATCTGAGTTTTGAGGGTTAGCTACTGCAAGCGTTAGTTCATAGGCGTCATCGCTCGACCCCTCAAAGACAAGGCTTGCCGCATTTCCTAATAGAAGTTGACCGCTAACAGTGCCTCCAGTTTTATTTAATTTCTCTGTATCTAACTCCTCTAATACTGATTGAACGTTTGTATTGTGTATGCCACCGCCTGCGCCATTGTTAGGAGCAACAGAAATATTAGCCGCTGTTTGCCCGGCGATGAAGTTCGAGATGTCGAGCTTTTCGTAGCTAGATCCATTACTTAGGATCATGTCAGGGGGGTTGATCGTTACCGTAGGAGCTGGCGACGTTCCTGTTCCTGACTTATCACATACAAAGTAATAACGGTTGTTTGCAGCGCTCGCAGCTTGTAAAGCAGCCCCGACGGTATAACCTTGCGCGGTTCCGGCTGCGCTTAACGATGTGATTTTATTTGTATCAGCTCTATAGTTACCTGCATAAATTATCTCCCCTGATGTAATAGTTACGGGTTGCCATGCGTTCGAGTCATACACATAGAGATCGTCGTTGCTTAGGTCATAAAAGAACGTCCCAGTAGTTGCACCGCCTGCAGGGAATTGAACAACGCCTGTTGTAGATGTTGCCCCGCTAAATTGACAAACCGCTGAATCAGCTAATTTAGTTGCATCTATCGAACTAGCCGGGATTCTTGCAGCGTCTAAAGTTCCACTTGTTAATAACGCGGCTGAATGTGCGGGGATGTCACTAGCATCTAATCCGCTTGCACTTGTCACCAGTCCCTTATCTGAAACGTTGAACTTAGTGAACCCGGTTCCGGCTGTAACTCCGCTAACACCAATAGTTAAAACTCCATTTCCATCAACGGTTAAAGGTGATGACGTAGAGGGAATCTTGACGCCCCCTACTGCTGTAGTACTAGCGACAGGAAGGGAAGCACTTGGAACCGTTGCACTTACTGAAAGTACTTGACCAAAGGCATTGACATTGATGCCGCGAGTATTAAAGGCGGTAATAGTCGTTGCTAGTGAAAGGTCGCCTGACCCTGAAACCGATAACCCACCCGAACTAGGAACTTTAACAACACCAATAGCCGAGGCAGTAGCTAAAACACCTGATAAATCAGAAGCTTGCAGAGCTGCTATTCCTGTACAAATTCCTTGATTCGAGAATGTCAAGCCGAGGGAAGTAGCCCCGGTAATCGTGTTATTGATTGAAAGAACGTTGCTATTAACAGCAAGACCATTACCAACCGTTGAAGCATCTAACTTGCTTGCCGGAACACTGCTAGCACGTAATTTTGTAGCCCCGTCTATACCTGTTGAACTGTTTGTACTTGTCTGGATCTTGTCATTTGTTATAGCGCTATCTTGTACTGAATTAGTATCTACGCTGTTGTCCGCTAACTCAGATGCCCCCACGCAATTCGGGCCAAGTTGATCAGTCGTTAAACTATTTGCAACTAATTTAGATGCGTCAATACTTCCATTAAGTTGCGCATTTGTGATGGTGCCTACCAGATTGGTCGTTTTGTAACCTGTACTATCTTGGAGGTCGAAGGCTGGATGAGGATCGCTCGCGCCTAAAGCAAGGCTAATCCCCCCGAAACTAACAGAACTATTTGATAGCTTTGCATTTTCGATTGAACCCGCCAACTGCGCGTTTGTGATCGTCCCTACTAGATTTGTCGTTTTATAATTTGTCGCGTCGGTTAAATCAAAGGCGGGTGTCGCATCGCTATTCCCCAAAACCAGAGAAATCCCACCGAACGAAACAGAATTAGAAGCAAGTTTAGAAACTGCTATTGACCCCGCGAGCTGGGCGTTTGTGATGCTGCCTGTTAATGATGAACAAGGGTACCCAGTAGCGTCTTGTAAATTAAAGGCTGGATGAGCATCGGAGCCGCCCAAAGAAACAGAAATTCCGCCGAAATTAACAGAAGAGGAAACCAGCTTCGCATTTGTAACCGTTCCATCTGTTAACGATGCCCCTGAGTATCCCGTCCCTACTTTCGATGCTGCTAAACCACCTGCGCCAATGTTTGCCGCTATCGCGGTTGCTAGATTCGCCGTTGTTATCTTGCGCGTTTCAGCGGCGGTTGTATTAACTATTGCTAATGGAAAAGCCGCCCCAACTGTTCCACTTTCTTCAGGAAGTTGGGTTATCTGCTGATCAGCCATTTTTTACTCTTTTAACCTTTGCTTACATATTAACTGTCTTAAGCATACTTAGAAATATTACCCATCATCTTCTAAGGAAATCTTATCGCCTGACTCTTGCAATATAAAGTCTGTATCTTCTTTTAATAAGTATCCCGGCACTGTTCCAACTCTCAGTTCAAATTGTCCAGAGGTCACAAAAGAAATATTCGTTTCGATAATTTCAGAGGGGTTTACGTTGATCCCGCAATTTGTGATGATTGCGTCGGCTTCATACCAACAATTATTATTCGATGTTCCTGATTCCCTATACACGAAAAATCTTCCTCTGAACATTGACCCCATATTGAGGCGCATTAACAATCTTGCCAAATAAACTGAAAACTCTTGGTTATATGTAAAACCCGGATCAGTTGCCACGTATCTATGCTCAAAATCTGCGCTTATTTCACCTTGCCCTTGTATGCGTCCAGATTTATACATTTGCTGAAATTCATCGCCTAATAAATCAATATTGATCGTTTCTCTTGAAGTAGTAAAATTGAACTCCCTTATTCGAGCTAGTGGTCTAAAGCTTGCGTCGTTGGTTTCAATAATGATGTCTTTTGTTGAGGACGGCTTAGTTAATGCCAACGCATTGGTCAAACCTCCCGCAACTGCATGAGCAAAACTTCCATATAAACGACATCCACCAATATCATCAATCGCTACATACCCCGACCATTCGGCGCCACTATGTCCAGAAACAAGACCTAAAGAAGTTGTCCCATCAGCCGATTTTATATTTACCTTATCCCCTGTAATTAAACTACCTAACATATTTTCAACACTAAAGCGCTTTCTATCTGTATTAACAGCACTAGGAACCAAAGGCGCCCGAAAGAAATGATCCGACGATCTTTTTAATTCAATATATCCTGTTTGACCTGTATAGACGGGCATTTATACTTCCACCGCTGTAGGCGCTCCATTAACAGTAAAAGATCCCGACGCTGTAAATATCTCCCCTGTTGAACAGGTAATTGACATCGAAGTAAATAAAACTTTTACAGTGATGTATTTCAACACGCCAGCGTGATTTTTAAAGCCAAGTTTTAATGTCGATGCGCCTTGTTCGGCTGCAACGCCCCCCTCTGTTGATGTCGTTCTTGCTTTAAATATTTTATCAATTAATGTTTTTGCGTCTGATTCTCCACCACCATCACTGTAATACGCTATTTCGCAATTTCCAGACATAGAACGAACGCCCTCCTTAAATGTTCGGTCAGTGTCCCCTAAGAAGGTTGTATCGATAGTGTCTTGCGATGCTGAAAGACTCCATGATTTAACACGGGCCGATTCGGTTCCACTGTTGTCAAGAAATAATTGACCGTCTTTACCTGATGGATACGCCAATTGCTTTTACCAATTCATTAAGCTTATTGTAATGCTATTAGGCCTAAGCAGAAAAAGTAATTAAAAATTAAGTTCCATCTAGACAAGCAACAAACGAACAAGAGACATTACTAACGCCGGGATAAGTGCCGCTACTTACTGAAGGTGCCTTTGCATATCGCCAACGCAAACCAGAATTAGATTCTCTTACATAAGTTTTTAGGGTGCTTGTTGTTGGTTCAATTCCTTTTAAAACATCAGTCCCATTGAAATTTAAGTAATCCCAATCACTATTAATATTTTCGTAGTTAGCTAAAATTTCAGCGGCTTGATTATCGGTAATATTTTTAAACGATAAGGATAGTGAGGCGTTTATACGTTTTGAACCATATCTCAGCACTGTCTTAGCCCCGTTCTGAGCTTCAAAAACTGATTGCGGAAATTCGCCGGGTGAATAGTTCCGACTCGTTGGCGTTATATCAACAGGAAAACTTATTTGTGCCATTTAAGTAAAATCGCTTTCTCTCCAGTCTAAAACAGCTAACTGACCTGCGCTTGTTAAAGGAACAAAAGAGGCTGCAACTTCAATCAATCCATCTTCGCCATAACTTAACGATTCAATTTTATAGATTCGATCTGAAGCGTTGCTTTGCGCTTTCGTGAATACGCTGCCTCTTATTCCTGACGGGCCTGTTGCCTTTGTTCCTGATATAGAGATTGAGCCGGATTGAACTTCCCCATTCCGAGCATCATCATTTGGATTCCAATAATAAATACTATCGCCGTTACTTATAGAAGTTTGACTTTGAATTGTGCCATCAGGTAAGACGATGCCATTTGAAAAACGCGAGGTATGCGTGATTTCCGAGTAGAGCCTAAACATATCTCCGGGTGATAAACCGATTACTGATTGAGGGGCAACATTCATTGTTATCCCATGATCAACTAATTGCCTTGTTCTTAAGGCGTATTTTGCAAATCTAGTAGCGTGAACAGAGGACGTTAGCCAACCTGACAAGTCGAATGTTTCGACAGGATCTTGATCTGAACCCCTTTGCCAAGAATTGTCTGATTGATTGTTATTAAGACGTAGTGAAATTAATTTACTTTTGCTGAAACCATTTGTTGTCTCTTTTCGGTATATAACGTTAGCTCTAAACGGTTTCCTTTCTTCCGGCGACAAGAATGAACATTTAAGATCCTTTGTATTGCCGTCAGTAAATAGCGCTTTGATCTTTAAATTTGTTCCTTGAGGTGATGCAAACGTCGCTCCCCTAACCATTTGATAATTATTTAAGTTATAAGGAACATTCGGCACTAATGAAAACTTTCCACCTTTAACAACAAAATCTAAAAAACAAGTCGAAGCTTGTTGAAAAATCCATTCGCGAAGATTTTGCGAATCAGTAATTACCCCATCCCAATAAAACCCGTTTGCGTGGCAGAACTTAGCCGCTGTTCTCATTTCTTCCTTATCAACTGCCTCTATCCCTATTAAGTTTCCAGCTCCAATAGTGCTATCGACTAATAAGTTAAAAACAATTTCAGGCAGAATATTAGTTGAATCTCTGTAATTACTAGCGGTATTACCATTGTTATCAATTAATCTTTCTACCTTAATTCCTTTCTTTATATACGCACTAAATGAACTAAAACTTGACCACTCTTTAGCACTATTAAGACGTAAACCTGCAACTGCTAATTTGTCATATTGCATCCCTGAAGTTATTAATTGTTCGTTTACATAAGTAACGGAATGTTCAGGATTATCTAAATGGCTTGATCTTTCGCCGTCATATAAAACAAAATCTGCGACAGCATCATAAGGGTTTAAATTTCGACCTATTCTATCCCCAACCTTTTCAGGCCATGCGCCATTATTAACAAGACTTCCACTTCTATTTATGACGCTTGTAACCCCTAAATGAAACCTTCTGTTCGGATTTGTAGGCGTTGGCGAATTGATATAAATAGTGTCCCCTACTGAATAACCCTGTCCCCCATTTTTAACCGTCCAAAATGATGAATAAGTCGGTGCATTATTAAATACTTTTACTTCTAAAGTTAAACCTGTCGCCCCTGCTGTAACTCTGTCAGGAGTAGCAGTTGTTTCTGTTGGCGGTTGAAAAACAAGGGCTGAATCTTCCTCCTTTGTATATTTTCTTATGTAATACTTATCGCCTGAATAGTGAGCGCCGGGGCCATACCAATAGCCGTCAGGTGCTTGAAAAGCCCATTCCGTATTATTTTCAAATTCTGATTGTGTTGGTGCATCAGTTATGCCTGTTCTTGTAATTATATTTTCATCGTCCCACCAATATTTTATTTGTCCTTCAAATTCACCATCGTCATCATAAATAATTTTAACAGTGTACCAATCATCATCAGTATCGTATTTAGTTTCTTGTAAAACAAATTTCGTTGAATCAGGTATTGGGCCATATCTATCATTATGCATTGACGTGACTGTTCCCCCTACTGTTGGCACACCTCCGGAATCACCTAAATAATATTCAGGGTTAGACATATAGTTAGCAGTTAATTCAACTAATCGACCCGGATAAACAACACTGATAGAACTACCGTTAATGCTTGAATGAATTGTATCTAAGACAGGAATATCAGAATTATTAGCAGTGTGATTATGTATTAAACGAACGGTACGATTTTCAAATTCTCTTTTAGCTAAATTACCGGGATAAGGAACAAGCCGAAATTCAAGT